TCAGGATAGCGCACACCCACATTGCGGGAACTGCCGCCTTGTCTGCCAGCAAATCGGCCTGCTGCCACCAGAAAAGCACCAGATTCAGCCCCGCATAGGGAAGCACACGGAAAACGCATTCCTTGATATTGAACGGCTTCCGGTTCTCCGGAACCGGCTCCCACCGGGCATCCATGGGTTTGTTCCTGCTTGCCATATCATCACCCCCTGACCTTATGGTTCTTGTGGACTACATCGAAAAGCTCCACGTTCTCATCGTCAAACGCCTTACTTTTCTTTGCTTCCAGCAAAAGGGATTCCCGCAGCCGGTCATTTTCCCGGCGCAACCGGCGGTTCATCTCCGCCATGGTGCGAAGCTGGGTCGTTTCGTTGGGTGTCATTTGGATTTCTCCTTGTAGGGGAGAACCTCGCTCGGGGTAAGCACTTGAACAATGCCCGCTTCATTAACAAACTTGAGATTTCCGTTCCTTAAGACCTTTATCAACGTAATGATTTCACCGATATTGAAGCAATGACCAGACTTGCCGTTATTTACCGTGACAACGAACTTGTCCCACATCTTCGGCTTGCTCTCCTTTGGCTTGCACTCCTTGCGCTTCTTCTCAAAAAGCCGCTCAACGGCGACCCTTGCGCCCTCCGCTCTGCTGTAGGTATCCTTCGGATTGCACCGGGCTTCTGCGGTCTTCACGTCACGCCCGCCCCGTTTCAGCGTGGCCGTGGTAATCATCCCGTCAAAGCAGAGTTCCACGGTGTAGGGTTCCTGCTCAGGCTCCGCAAGGCCGGAAATCATGTCATCATCCCAGCACCAGCCGTATCCGATATTTTCGCCGTAATCTTCCTCCATCCAGTATCCGGACAAAAGGCATTCTCTGATCGTCATGACTTTTCCCAGCCACTTGTCCATTTTCCCAAAATTGTTCATGGGGCCGGTTCGGTGGTCTACAATCCGCACCTTATCCCCAACTTTGTATTTCGCCATAAATAACTCCTTTCAAAAGTTCGGCGCTCTGCCGTATGTCTCGCGGTAAATCCGCTCGTAGATGTCCGGTTGCTCTTTCATGAACGCTCTGACCCGTTTTCCAAGCTCCCGGATCGCGTTTGACCGAAGTAGCTCTGCTCGTACAGCTTGCAAATCTGCTCCGCTCTGGCCAGAAACTCGTCCGTCTTCGGTGTCATGCACCGAACTGCCAGCGCGTCGCACAGGGATGTCGCGGAGATGATGAAGCCCTCGTTCCGAAGCTGCTGAATCAGCCAGTTGTTCCGAAGATTGTAGGTGTTCAGCGTCTTCCGGATATACTTTGCCAGCATCTCCCGCTCCCCGTAAGACTGCGGAAGTTTCAGTTTTGCCATCCATTTGTCCCTCCTCCTTAAGTAAAAAATGTTTGTTTGGTTGACTGCGGCGGAAAGGTTCGCTATAATGCCCATAGCCCGTTGCGGCAAATAAAGAGTGAGGAGGTACTTTATGTCCAACAAACTTTTGTTACCGCCAGTACCGAACCACGAAGGTGGCGTGATGCGTTAGGGCGAGGGGCAGAACCGAAACTGCCAAAGTGAAACGGTGCGTCAAGGACGCAGGTTTGGTCTGCTGTTGAAAGTAAAGCGGGAATCTAGGGTTTCTCGCCGTTTAGGAATACGGACTTCCAACGCAGCGCATTTCGGCAAATAAATTTGGGGGAAATTCACTCGTGACCAAACCACGGGTGAATTTTTCTTTCCGCCGCAGTCAATTTCTTTGAACATTTTTTCCGCAAAAGACTTGAAAATCTGAGTAGCGCATGGTATACTGAATTTGCCGAAACAATAAACCATCCGCTACTCGCCGGAGTTTGAATTTCCGAAAACTCGGATTTCATACCCCGTGATTTTCTGCACCCTTTTTTGGAAGTGGTGTTCATGACGTTAGTATAATCTTATTTATCTTATTTGTCAATGAGAAAATATTATTTATTTTACTTTCGGCAGTATGCCTAAATCAAGGAGCTGTTTTCTTATGTTTTGGGACAAATATTTTGCATTATGTTCAAAAATTGGTAAATCCCCGAATGCAGTAGCAAAAGAAATCGGAATTTCAAGCGGGACATTGACCGGTTGGAAAAAGCATAACAAGGTTCCTCTCGATATGACAATTAAGAAAGTTGCCGACTACTTCGGCGTCCCCGTCTCCTACTTCTCCGAAGAAGCCCCGGAAACAGAAAAAGCCCCGGCTCCCAGCAAGGGAACCGAGGTTTTCGTGAAGATGTATGACATGCTCACACCGGAGAGACAGGCACGTCTTTATGAAACTCTGTCTGATCTTGTAAAAGAGCAGATGCAAGAGCGATGATCTTTTCCTTGTCCTCTTCACTAAGCTGTTCAAACATCTTCAAAGCTTCCTCCCGCATGTTGTTTCTCTCCTTTACTTTTTATCATTATCGAACGCCTGTTCGACTTACGTGCTAGTTATAACATACTATCTGTCCAATAAAACGGACTAAATAGGGGCTTTGAAAAAAATTTTTTGAATCGCCCCGCCACCCGTGCCACAAGGTGACGGGGCTTTGCCGCCGGAATGGTGTGTCCCTTACCTTTGGCTAGTATGATAATACTGTTCAGCCGGTGGTGACGTAAAGGTGCATCCGAGTAATTCAGTCGTTCTCAGCGTAATTTGTAGGATTTTTTCGGAAAGGGCGAGCAGAAAATGGAAAAACGGAAAATAATACAACAAATATCGACGATTTGTGATAATCTGCCCGCAAAGATGAAATGGGCAAAGGAGGAACAGCACAAAACCAATCAGCAGATTATCGACAGCACAGGGCTAAGTGAATCCATGGTTAAAAAGTTTTTCTCAGGCCACCTGACTGGCCCCAGTATTTATGATGTGACCGCCATTGCCATTGACCTTGGTCTGTCCCTGGATGAGCTGATGGAGCTGTCCCCGCCGAAGAAAGACCAGAGCGCGGAAATCGAACGGCTGAAAACCGAAATTTCACACAAGGAAGAACTTATCTCGGAAAAAGATAACGCCATCTCCCGGCTGGAAGAGCGCAGCCACATGATGGATAAAGAAATATCCGCCGTCCGGTATAACTGGAAGCATGTGACTTATGGAGCCGCAGGGCTTGCGGTTCTGTTCGGCATCTTCCTTACGGTATATGTCTTTCTGGATATGCAAAACCCGAATCTTGGCCTGTTCCAGTCCGGCCACGCCTCGCCGATCGTTTATGTCGCGGCCTTTTCCATTATCGGAACATGCCTGTATATCGTCCGAACTGTGATAAAGCGAAACGCAAAAAGGAGGAAGCACGATGCAAACAATACCAATTGACCTATCGGCTCTTATACCGGAGGAAAGACAGCAGTTTGCGGATAATCCCTCCGTTCTTTCATCGGACTGCGAGGCGGTCTGCTGCCTGTATATGCGCTACAGTTCCGACCGGCAGACAGAGCAGTCCATCGAAGGGCAGCTCCGGGAGCTGATAGCCTATTGCAAGCACCACAGCTACCGGGTTGCCGCCATTTATGTTGACCGGGCGATTTCCGCCCACGCAAGCATGGACAAGCGGCCAGCGTTCCAGCAGATGCTTTCTGACAGCGCCAGATCGTCATGGAAAACCGTTTTGGTTTACAAGCTGGATAGATTTGCCCGGAACCGGGAAGACAGCGCCATTGCCCGTATGCGGCTCAGGAAGAACGGCTGCAACGTGGAATCCGCGAAAGAGGGCATTTCCAAGAACCCCGAGGGTGTGATTCTGGAAGCCCTTCTGGAAGGTATGGCGGAGTATTATTCTCTGGAGCTGTCCCAAAAAATAACCCGGGGAATGCGGGAATCTGCCATTAAGGGAAATTGTTTGGGCGGTCAAATCCCACTTGGATATAAAATTGAAAATAAAAAGTACGTCATTGACCCCCTGACAGCCCCATTGGTGAAGGAAGCGTTTTCCCGCTATGGCGACGGGGAAACAGCCGCCTCGATCTGCGCAGACTTCAACGCCAGAGGTTACAGGACAGCAAGCGGCGCAGAATTCAACAAAAGCAGTTTCAAAAATATTTTCCGGAACGAGAAATATATAGGCGTATATAAGTACAAGGAAATGCGGCGGGAGGGCATCATCCCGCGAATTATTGCCGACGATGAGTGGATTGCTGTTCAATCCCGCTTGAAGGTTAACGAAGCTGCCCCTGCCCGTGGAAAAGCAAAAGTGGCGTATCTTCTTGCCGGAAAGATTTTCTGCGGTCACTGCGGTGCTCCAATGACAGGTGAGTGCGGGCGCGGGAAATCCGGGAAAATGTACAATTATTACTCCTGCGCGACCCGAAAACATCATAACAGCTGCGAAAAAAAGCCAGTCCCGAAGGACTGGCTGGAAGATGTGGTGGCTCAGGACGCTTTGGACGTACTGACAGACGAAATTATCGAATTTGTGGCAGAAGTAGCCGCCCAGCAGTCAGAGGAAGACATTCAGAAGAATACACAGATTCCTGTCATACGCAAAAAAATTTCTGAAATTGATAATAAAATCCGCAACCTGACGAAAGCGCTTGAATGCGCTTCCGTTGCGCCGGACGCTATTGTGGAAAGACTTACCGAATTGGAAGCCCAGAAAAAGGGGCTGGCTACCCAACTATCCGATGAAGAGCGTGGTGTGGTTCCGCTCACAAAGGAATCTGTCGTGGTTTATCTGAAAGCGGTAAGAGAAAAGGCGGTTCCGCTGGAAACCCAGAAAGCTATGCTTATTGAAATGCTTGTAAATTCCGTCACCGTTTACGACGATGATCCGGGATTCCTGAAACTCGTGTACGCCTACCGCCTGACGCAAATCCCCACGAGGGCATATCGCGTGCCAATTCCCGCAAAAGTACCGTGTTCGGATTTTAGGACGCAACCTGCTCCATTGGACGCAAATCCGAACACAATTACCGTTGTGGGAATGGTTTTCATCCAAGCCAAAAGACACGCCCTGCCTTGATTGGCAGGGCGTATTTTCTTGACTATTGCAACGTACGATGATATTATTATTTCGCAGGAATCAATATTGCGCACGGAAAGGAATTGGTGAATATGGCCGTTGTAAACAAAAATATTGAACCGAGTACAAAGGAATGGCTTGAAAGTTTGTCGGATGATGACTTTTGCATTCCAGTTGAAGTCTACCCTTACTACGATAAGTGTAGGCTTTGCGGTAATAGCAAACTCCCTGGGAGCGATAATACAGATTGTCCGGAGATTTGCCCAAATTGTAACCATGACAAATAAATGAAAAATTGCAGGGGGCGTTTCCCCCTGCAAAATTTATTTTTTGTACATACCTTGCAGTACGCCGACCCGCTCTGCTTTATCAATCTCCCTCTGGTGGAGGTAATTGTAAACAGCCATCATGGCCGCAGGCGGTTCGCCCTTCTGCTTGCGGTATTCCTCAATGTGGGAAACAACGGCCTTGTGCAGGGCGTTCATGTGGTTTATTTCCTCCCCACTCAGCCTGTAAAACAGGTCTGCCAGCTCCGGGTCGTCGTGCTTGTATTCCACGGCCAGCTCTGCGTAGGTGTGCGCGTCTTCCAGCTCGTCCTCAATGTGCTCCATCAGCAGTTTGATTTCTTTCATCTGATGCCCTCCTGAATGTACGCATACAGCGTATCAATGTCCTGTTTCCCCAGCTTAAGCGTAAGCCCGATTCCGGGGATTTTCACGGGCAGCGCCTCTGTCCCCATGTATGGCTTTGCGGCGTTGTACAGGGCGTCAACATCCACCGTGCCATGCTCCATATCGTAAACGCCCAGCGCCTTTACCATAGGGTGATCTGCGTACTGGGCAATAATCTTCGGGAAATTTGCGGCAAGCAGCCCACCAGCCCCGGCAACCAGAACTCTGTCCCAGCCGGAAAGACTTGGAGCAATGCTTCTGTCAATGAATCTTGCAAGCCCTGCCTGCACGTTTTCCATAGGAATCATAAATTACCTCCTTGAAAGTATGGGGCGGCGGCTGCCGCCCCAATTGTCGGGAATCAACCGTTGCA